GCGGAGGGGTTATAGTTCTAGTCTATCGTATCAAGTACGGCACAGGGACAGAGTCAGTAGCGGGAGGATTAGGCGGTACAGGAATCGGAACAGGTACGGACGGGGACCCCGGTGGTGTGGGGAAAATCATTGAACTACAAATCTAAGTAAGAAGGTTATTTGCTGCGCGGTCGCCCCGCGGTGTGTATATCAAGCCCCCTATGTATACACCGCGGGGTTTTTATTTGCGCGATCTTCTAATCTTGTGAGGCTGGCAATTTTCTATCACATTCAAAAGTCCCGATAGATGTCTTTGTAGATTCGAAGAATCTGGGCATTCTACTGCACAATTCCTGTAACCTTCCCCGTATAGGTTTAACAACCACTGAGTATCTACATCTTTCTCATACATGCGTTATTCCTCAAATGGTTTCATTTCTCCCCAAATCTTACCGTACTTGGCATCGACTACCATAGGTACAGTGCACCATGGCTGGGGTTGCATAATGGCGCGAGCTTTTTCTACACACTCCGCAACTCTATTAACTGGGGATAGGAGATAGACACTATCGTAAATAGTAAGAACTAAGGGGAATTCCGGCATCTCTCGTACCATCCGCCCCACTGCAATCTCGATCATGCAACCCACGGACCCTTGAATAAGGTTATTTGCTGCGTCTTTTGTCTTTGCCTTGTATGTGTTAAAGTGTCGAACTCTGCCGTTAAACATTCGTATAAAACGATTTTGTTCTGCTACAGTCTTACATCTATTTTGAAGCTGACGCATACCAGGGTAAGCATCATGCCAACCCCCCAATAGATGCCTAGCAACATCTAGCTTCAAGTGGAATTTGTACGCGAAAGAGTCCGCGCCGATGCCATATAGAAATGAAAAATTGGCAGTCTTGCCTAGCTGTCTAGAGACCCCCACTAGCTCCCCCGTCAATGCATGCGGATCCTCCCCTTTCTGAAATGCTTCAATTAACGGCGTGACCTTTCCATAAAAAGCGGCAAGACGTAACTCCGCCTGCCCGTAATCTAGTTCAACTAATACATGATCATCAAAGGGGGACTCTATAACATCCCTGGCGCTTTCCGGTTTGCCTGTACCGCGCGGGAGATTTAGAAAGTTAGGGTGCTGTGATGAGGGTCTTCCCGAGACTGTACCACCATTATTTGCGCCATCATCCCATCCCCCGACAAGTCTAAGATTTGTATGTACTATATCAGTAGAATCTTTATTTTCTAGAAAAGGTCTATAGAATCTAGAAACGGCGCCATAAGCTTTTCTAAAATCTAATAATGCTTGCGCGCCAGGGATCGAATCCTTTGCTACGCCTCTAGATTTTTCTAGATATGTTGCTTCTGTAGTAGGTACTTTTAAAACCTTCGCCATCTTGGCGTGAGAGTTTGGGTTTACTTTTTCCCCCGCTAACTCTGTCAGCTCTTTTCTAGCTTGATCAATAATTTTGTTACACGCCTCTATTTTCTCATGTGTCCGTTTTACATTGACCTTTAACCCATTATACTCCATTGAAGCGATGCCGTTAACAAAAAACCTATAATTTTTATGCATTGCTCGCAGTCCATGTCCTTTAAGAACGGGCAAATAGAACGCATATAATTCAAAGGCTGTGATTACGTCTTGTATAGGGTAGTCGTATGTGACAGTATCGGTGGGGTCTAGGTAACAAAAATACTTTTTACATCCTTTCCTAGGGCACTTGAGCAGTTTGCATATAGTGTCTTCTAGCTCTCTTTCACTGTCCGAGTAGGTCGGTAAAGGGTCATCGCCTCCTAGATACTTATCCGCGAGGTTTTCCAGTTTAAAAGACTCTTCGTTTTCGTTCACATGATGCGCAGCTATTTGCGTATCAAACCATGTGAAAGGGTACGCTAGATCTTCTTCTTTAAAAAACTTCCAATCGAATTGGAAATTTTGACCGATGATTTGTTTCTCACACACTACATCATTAGGTTTAAATAACGCGTCTGCTACTTGTGCAAGGTAGGGTAAGGGTAGGTTTGCTGTGTGAAACTTTTTCGTGCTTAGATCGACATGCCTGAAAGGCCAATACCACCCCTCATCGTACAAAGGCGAGTATGCCGACACCCCTACAATTAGGTCTTTATAGAACGCTAATCCTGTAGTTTCTGTATCTACGGAAAGAAGTTGAGATCGTTTGACCTTTTCTAATACTGCATGATAGTTGCTTTCTGTTACTAGAATTCTATTAGATTTCATACAGCCACCGGTGCCTTGATAGCAGGGTGAGGATCATAACACTCTAGCACAAAGTCTTCGTACTTAAACACATTTATATGATCAATTCTATACCCCCTACTTTTGATACTAAGTTTAGGAAACTTGCGCGGTCGTCTTTTTATTTGTGCAGCAGCTTGTTCAAAATGATTAGAGTACAGATGCACATTCCCGTATTGTATAATCAAATCGCCAGGGTGGTACCCTGTAAGATGGCTAACCATAATTAGCAATAGAGCATAAGATGCAATATTAAACGGCACACCTAGAAAAATGTCAGCGCTTCGCTGGACCATCGTCATATGCAACGTTCTAGAATTTGTGTCGCAATGGAATTGAAACATGCAGTGACAAGGTGTCAATGCCATATCTGGGATATCATCCACTTGCCAACTATTGACAACGATCCGACGACTGTTCGGATTGCTTTTGATCGTATCTATAGCTATCTGTAACTGGTCAATGTTATCTAGGTGTCCTGCGCGTCTCCATTGTTTGCCATAGATAGGTCCAAGCTTTCCATTCTTGTCCGCCCATTCGTCCCATATATGCACATTCTTTTCTTGCAAACTTTTAACATTGGTGTCCCCTCTGATCATCCAAAACAGTTCCTCAGCTATGAGGCGAAAAGGGACTTTCTTAGTTGTAAGCAGAGGAAATCGAAAACCTACGTCAGGGAAACGTAATTGCCTACCTATTAGTTGGCTAGCGGGGGTAACGGTTCTATTGTTTGTTATGAACCCGTATTGTTTAATGTCCCACATCAAACGTAGGTAACCGTATTCTCCTACGCCTTCGATATCTTTTCGTGTTTTGTATGGCTTATTGATCATCGTCTTTACCCTTAATTAGTTCGGTTACGCCGTATATAAAGAGTCCAATCGATACGCTAAAATATAGAGCTAAGATATAGACCAACGCTAAAGTATCTAATATGCTAGGGTTCTTTACCATCCCTTACTCCTTTTGCAATTAAACGGATAGCCCCGGCTAGTGCGCCAAAGTACACTCCCCATATGAGAATATTATCTGATACTAGACTATCAAAAAATTCTAGCATTGTCGTTTAACTCTTTCTCTCTCTCAGCGATTTGAATCGCTCGGTCAACGTACCATCGAGCTTTTTTCAAGTTTACAAGCTCGGTACCTTTCAATGAGAAGCGAAATATGTACTTCAAACAGTGCCGAAGATTGGCGGTAACACTGGCAGGTCGTGCGTCTCTGTGAGTATTAGAGAAGCTGTCCAAGATATCAATCACTTGATAGTCTTGCAAAGGGTAAGACAAGTCCGAATAATGCTTTGGGTTAATGGGGTCTTCTTTTGTAGGCTCATCCTTTCTTATTACAGTAACCCCGTGCCTTCCGCCCCCATTTAAGTTTTCTGGTTTTTCAGTCTCCTTCTCTAAAGACCTAAGCTCCCCCTTGTATAAGTCCAGCATACTTTGATACACATATTTACGTTTAGAGTGCATTTTTACTTGTGCTAAACTATACACACCAGCGCATACGCACACGCCTTGTATATACCCAAGCCATCGCATAGCCTTAGTTATATCACCACCATCTAGAGGGAATCTTTCACACATACCTGCAGCATCTCGCACAACATCTCCTAAGGTTTCTTTAGTAGAAAGAACAAAACAATACTGACACAATAACCGTAACGCTTCTACTTTTGTCATAGCGCCCTGCTATGGAATCGAACCACACAAAGAACCAGCTTACAGGGCTACCAGTGGGACTTGATTAGGTCCCCTGGCGTTTACAGGTTAGGCGAAACTGGGCCGTCGTATGCCTGTACATTGTCAATCTTTGCACTAGGCATGCCTTGATACTCTTCGTGTTTGAACTTAATGTGGATGTCTCGGCCTACCACGTCTTGCTTTTTGAAGCGCAAAGAAACCTTTCCGTCCTTGATTTCACCGATGTCTCCCAAAGCTTTAGCCCACCGCGCAAGTTTAAACAGACCGCCACCCTGCGTAACGGTATAGTCTTTGTACATCTTCTCTGCCCATACTGCGTTTGCTTGGGGTGATACAGTCCAAACAAACATATGATTACCTGATTTAGCTGTCGTATACTCTACATTCGTAATAGTACAGGGAACCCATTCACCTTGCGGAGGTAGTGAGACTACTTCATTGATATTGAATTCCTCATCGGAGTTCCCTCCGATGTCAAAAGCAGAGTCTAGAGGGGCGTCATTAAAAGGATTGTTTTCAGTTGTCATGGTTTTATTGTCCTTTGTTTTCTTTTCGTGCTTGTTTGTAGAAATTGTAGATCATAGAGAATGTAGGGTTAGGTAGTGGCTCAGTGCCCATCAATTTCGAGACCTTCATGCCGCGAGTTTTGGCCATAATCACACCTGATTGGTGAGGGTGTAGCACCCTGGTATGACCATCTTTGGCTATAGTCATAAGCCATACAGCATCGAAAGCCCCCATCAATTTGTTGGCATTGTTAAAACTACCTACCTTTGGGAACGCGGCTAGTATAGGCGCTTCTAGTGCGCTTTGCTTACGGGTATCTACCCGTCCCCGTTCTAGTCTAGTGTGCGCCAGTGCGATCACGTTCAGGCCCGGTGCATCACAAAACATCTGTATTGCGCGCGTGACTCTCTGATACACGGGGTTATAGTCTTGAACTTCATTTGAGTCTCTGCCTTGCTCTGCCGCCGCTCTGCCTAATTCCACTTCTAGCCACTCAGAAAGAGAATCAATGACTATCGTTTTATAGCGGCCTTTCCCTTCCCCTGCTGTTAGGTATCGATGCAACGCTTTCATGGACGAAGTAGGACTACCGCGATCTATCTCAATGCAATCGATGTCTGGTCTATCATCTAGAGAATCTAAACCTTTATCAATGTCCGCGAATAGTACGGGGGACATCTCAGGCACATCACTTGCGGTACCGGCTAACACTGTTTTACCACTGCCCGGGTTTCCGAAAACAATCGCATTAATCTGAATAGGTCTCTCGCCAACCTTTTTGATTTGTAACTGCATTACTTTTCAAGTCCTTTGATTATGATCTCCAGATCGTCGTCTGTCGTTGACTCTACGCGAAACGGTTCGTCGTCTTCAATAAAATCTATATTCGCTTCGACTGCCTGCATATCATCTCCTCTGGTCTCACCTACGCACCATGTATAATAAGAGCACCGCACGCACGGATGGTGCTGTGATAATACTTTTAGAGGTTTTTGCATGCCCCGGTGAATGCGTAGCATCTGCGAGCAAATTTCTTTGATGTTCTCGATAATGTTCTCTGTTAACGTAGGGCTTTGATACACCCACCGCTTTTCCTGCCAGCTTCGCGCCTCTAGCTTCACACGCATATCATCATAATCTTTGGGATCCTCCCCTGTAATTTCAATGACGGACTTGTACCATTCCCATGTAGTGACGATATTCGCACGGCTGACCTTCCCATCCTTTGTAATCTTCGGCAGCTTAGGTGCCGTTGCTTTTACTTCGTAATACAGAAGCGCGTGCAAATTGATGCCGAACATTTGCCGAATAGCTTCCTTATATATAACGAACTGCATAGACGGCAAGTCACGCTCTTCACTGATATTCTTTTTGAATTTATGGTCAACTAGAATGTAAGCCCCTGTAGCTTTTTCTTTTAGAAGTGCATCAGCTTTTCCACGTATACTAATACGCCCTTCGGGTACATAAAAGTACCACGAAAGGGGAAACTCTATAGAAAGCCCTTCGGTAGGTATAAACGCAGGTTCGTATAACCAAGGCTCAAGTCCTAGCAGTCCGCGCATAATGATGCTGATAGCGTCATCAATCGCAAGATCTTCCAGATTCTCTTCTAGAGTATTCAAACGTTCAACTATAAAACCATCCTCATCGAACCACCCCCCTACCCTTAAGTTGAATTCTTCCTTAGTCTGTTCAGACTGAGAATAGAACAGCTCAAGCACTCGCGCAAAAATCTCATGCGCCTCAGTACCTAGCACCAAAAGATCACTCTTATCGTCAAACTTTTTTCCATCGTCTCGGAACTTCCACACTCTCTGACAAGAAAGAAAATGTTTAATGTCTGTGAATGATGTATACAACTCGCTCATTTAAATCCCTAACTCTCTGTAGCTATACTTGCTACCGTTTTTCGCCAGGGTACCAACATCCGCTAAAGAACGCAATCCCTGACGTACGTACTTTATATCAATTTGTGTAGCTTCCGCGATATCCTTTGCTGTATACCAAGAGTCTTCGTTCTTTCTCAGTACTTTCTTGATCTTGTCTTGTACCTGTTTCTGCGCCTTGACTACATTTGGATCGGCTTCGTCCGTTCCGGTGTCGACTTCGTCAACGTCTAGTATTTCAGGCACGTATTTGTGCTCACCATCTTCCGTACAGATATCAAAACGTACCGCCACTTTGTCCGGAGCACTGGCGCCTTTGAAGTGCCGACGAATTGTGATCACGTTCGGCGCATCTTCCTCGTTCACTTTACGGATTTGGTACCCTTGTTCGAGGAACGCATTCAAGTACTGACTGCCCCACAATCCTTCGCGGCTCGAATCTTTGCCTGCGCTTTTCTTTGTATGGTGCACGAGCAGCGTGCTTACTCCGTAATTGTCACGCCATCTTTTCAGAATGCGCATATCTTGCACAGCGCTCGCCATGTAGTCCGTCTGGTCTGCTGCACTATATAATGGATCGATGATTATCAAAACGGGTTTGATTTTCTCGATCATTTTCTCGAGCGTGTGTAGCTTTGAGTCATCATGAAAAGCGAAGGAACTCTCTTCGTGTAGATAAATAGGTGTGTCATTCGTCAGCATAGGGAATTCTATATTAAACTGGTCACCTACTACATCAATCACGGGGGACGGTGGTTTTGTTTTTGCCATCCATATCGTATGCAACCGGGAAGCCATGTCACCCTTCGCGTCTTCCTGCTGTATGATGAGGACGGGGCCGGTGCGCTTAGGCTTTTCTCCAAAAAACTCGAGACCTAGGGCTATGGACAAAGCTAGATCGAACTCTAGCCAGGTCTTGTAACTCTCTGGGGGCGCTACCCAAAACGAAATCGAGTTGTCTAGATACCAATTCGGGATGAGCCAGTTTGCTCCGTTATTGCCCCCGTGTTTTAGATTGAAGTCACCTATACGCGTGAGAGTAAACGGTAGAGACTTTGATTCTTTTTCATGTTTTCCGTTCTTTTTACTCTCGGATTTTCGTTTGCGAATCTCAGCCGCGCAGATTGATTTGACAGTACGTTCAAGCTCATTAGCAGGTAAGGGCGCCTGTGATTGTCGATTGATCGTTTCAACCTGCGCCTTAACAATATCAAAAGGCAGACCTTTAGAGAACAGATACCCGCACAAACGAGCGAGCTGGTTATTTCGCTCACCCTCTTTGAAACCTTGTGCAAAGAGAGTTGAGACCCACCCCTCGTTCGTTGCATCTTCAGTAGATACGGTAAATGTCTCATCACTCTCATAGGTCCACCTAGGCGGCGCTTCCTTATATACTGCACCAGGGGTAAAAGCATACGACCCGTCTTCAGTGACAGACGGACCGGCTACCACATACCCCCCGTCCCCTCGGACATCATACCCGGGTTTGATGTTGACTCTGTTACTTACTGTCGTCGCGTTTTCTGGGTATGTGTAGTAATAGTGCTTGCCTCCCCTGGCGGTTGTACAGGTCGCATTACCCAGTCTGAGATCCTCCGCTCCATCCTTGTACCCATCATAGTCTACCACTACGAGGTTTGAGACCCGTCCTGTGATTATGCCTATGTTAGAGTTTGGCCATTTACTCCACCAATCGCGCACTTCTTTCTCAGTCGGTAACCTTGTCGTATAGGCAGACCAAGAAATTTTTGGCTGTTTCTTTGTCCCCTCTGCAATAGGAAACACAGACCAGCCACGCCTTAGATAATATAAGGCTGCTTGTAGTTTGGACCCCATAGGATGATTGTTAATCTTCTTCGGATGCCTCGGGCACGTCGATGAGTTCCATCAAATCAACTCTTAGAATCTCCGCATACCTACGAATAGTTGGAAAATCTGGGACTCTATCGCCTTTCTCGTGCTTAGACACAGTCGATGCATCAACCCCCATCAGCTTCGCTAGTTGGTCTTGAGTGAGTTTTACGCCCTGTTCGCGTAGTTCTCGGATCTTGTATTTGTTAAACCTCATTTGTGCTCGCTCATCAATTCTAGAATTTTTTCAAATGCTTTAATCGTTTCGTTCTTGGATTCTCTTTGAATCTTTGCGCTATCTTTTGCAAGACCGCCTAGCACTGCGTCATTGATCAAACGTTTTCTTGATAGTACATCAAAAAGTCTTTCATCAATAGCATGATCGGCTACGATATGCGTTATCACAACGCCTTTTGCAGTCTGTCCAATGCGTACGATTCGGTCTTCCGCTTGAGCGTTGTTCGCGGGACTCCAATCAAGATCAACAAACACCACGTTTTTTGACCGTGTCAACGTAAGCCCCTCTTTTCCTGCTTTGATGGTAGCGGCTATCCCCTTCAATTTGCCTGCTTGAAATAGATCCTGTATCTCTGAGCGCTTTTTTGCAGACACTCCGCCCATGATCGTTGCCCACCCTGGTCTACGCCCGAGCACTTCAACTGGTGTACGGTGTGAGCTAAATACTAGCAACGGCTCGTTAGCCTCTTCGAACTCGTGCACGATCCCAAGTAGCGTAGGTAGTTTCGCAGTGGCCATAGCCTCGCGTAGGCGTGTAAGCAAGGCAAGTCCGCCCATCATTTGGGCCGCATCTGCTCCGCCTTTTTCTATAAACTCTAGCGCATCCGTTACTTGAGAGTCTGCCAGTGTCTCATCACATAGCTCTGCTAGGGCAGGGTCTAGCTCATGCACTACAGAACGGTAAGTCTTACTGGGCAGATCCGGCAAAACTTCTCTCTTTTCGCGGCGCAGACTTACCTTTGCTAGGTTTTTTGTGATCTCTTCGTTAGGTGGAAATTTCCACCCGCCGGGCCAAAATTCCGCGTAGGCTCCTTCATTTTCAAATGCGTGAAAAAAGCACCCAAGCGAAAGCAGTACTTCCATCAATTCTCTGCCGTTGTTCAAAAGCGGGGTACCGGTCAGACCCCAGACCCGTCCGTCCTTTGATGCTACTGTGCTTGCAAGAGATCGAAAATTTTTGGTGCGTTTTGCTTTCGATGATTTGCAATAGTGTATTTCGTCAGCAATTAAAACCGTATTCTCATACACTCCAAGATCAATAACTTCTTTGTCTTCTGTCCAATGGGGTAATGCTTCGTAATTGGTAATGACTGCTACACCAGGAGGAGGCAATAACAGATTGCGCCCGTTTTGGATTACGGGTGTGATATCCGGTCGCCATTTCTCAAGTTCTTTTTTCCATGTGTGTTTCATGGATGCGGTGGTCACGATCATCACTGGTGTCGGTTTGGTAGGTATACTCGACAACGCCTGAATCGTTTTACCGAGGCCCATATCGTCAAACAGCCCGCCCGTTTTGTGCGATCTCAGAAAACTGCGCCCCTCATGCTGGAACGGGTAGAGTTTGCTGCACATAGGGAGGGCGTCGTCGTCACGTAGTTTAGCTATGTGGTCTCTAAGATGTTTTTCGAATGAATCCCCGTCAAGCCGCAAAATCCCCTTACAATCGGCCACTGCATCAAACGCCGATAGGAAATGGTCGATGCTACCCTTGTATAGGTACGCTTGCTCATCCCACCTATATCCTACCCTACCTAGGCGTTTACGTAGCTTGTTTCTTTGAGCTACTAGGCCTTTGTATTTGGTATCCGGTAGCAAATATATGTGCCCATCGGCGGACCCTATATATAAACAAAGTGGCTGCATAACGATTGGAGAAAGAATATATACAAATGCCGTCAAGATTGCAACTTGACGCTATGTGTGAAAAGTCACGTGCTATAATGCACATATAAAAACCCCCTGGGAGAGGGTCCAGGCCTCCCAGGGGGTGCGTTGTAGATCGCTATATGTCCAAATAAAAGACCGAGGAGAGCACCCTATACAGCAATAAGGGGTCTCCTCGGGAAAACTACGATACCACGTTGTCTCGGGATCTAGTTTTCAGAGCGCACACCAGTGGGGGAAATCAGCCACTTCATGCGCTCGAGCTCAACACGATCAACACAATTTAGAATAGTCTCATCAATAGGTTCAATGTATTTAAGAAGAAGCTCGGCAGTGTGATAATGCCCCACATTCACAGCTTGCCTCGCTTGCTCTATAGCTTCCATTGTAGGCATAACGTAGCCCCTTCTCAGAGGCTAGTCAAGCCCCTATTTGTTACTCGCTTTGTCCTTCCACGGCTACCCGAAGCGCTTCTTTGAGGTCTCCAAGCTTCGCATCTACCTCGGCTTCGATCGACAGCCCGAGATCGCAAAACAATTGTCGCGCGCTTTTCACTTTGCGCATCATTTTCTGGGTCTCCGTTGCGGTCTCTGGGTCGTGTACGTCTCCGCTTTTGATGCGGTCTTGTAGCTTAGCCTCAGCGATTTGCTCTCGGAGAGCCTCCATGCTCTCTCGCATAGCGGCCAACTTTTCTTCTGGTGAGATACGACGCCGCGTTCGCTTTGCGGGAGCGTAGATGGTATCGGGTACCACGATCTGGTCAGACATTGTATTTACTGCTTTCGGTTGGTCAAACGAGAGGGCTTCTTCCTCTCGGTCAAGAGATATGTGTATAGACAATCTACACACTAAGGTCAAGGAAAAGTTTTTCGAGGTTCCGCCACGTGATCGTGGCCATGCCATTCAAATTTTTTAGGCAGGTCACCATGCTCACGTCTCCATTTCAACATAGCCGCCCACGCGCCTTTGTGATGCTCTGCGCGTGCCGGGTCAGCGAGTATATCAACAGCCTTTGCCAGCGTTACCGTGGCATGCAGACGCTCTCGAGCCCCGCTGAGGAGAATCTCTGCGCAGTTCGACCCGCACACCCGCCCCTCCCACGGAGCCGGTAGAGACCTAGTAAAGATCACACCGCACTGCTCACATTCGAACTCGCCTTGCTGTCCCACAAAGTGGAATGTGTTCGTTTTTGTATTACGCCGCCAGTTGCGTGGTCTTTTACGCACGACAGGTGGTTCAGGCGGGTTCTCTATCATAGCCTCTAGAGCCTCAATCTGACGTCTAGTATCCTCGGCTGCCTGCTCTAGTTTTTCTAGTTTGCTCATTGGACCCCCTGCTTTTCATACTATGAACGCATAGCCCACGCAACCTTTTAATTCATCATATTGCGTACGACTGGACGCAAAAAAGCAATTTCTTTCTCAAGTGTGCTGATTCGCTCTTTATCACGCAGTATTTGCTCTGCGAATATTTCCGCCAGTCCATCTAGAAACTGAATACGACTGTAGAACTCGGCGTACCAATGCAAATGGAAAGCGTGTGTTTTTTGTTCATCACTCAGGTCTAGTTCATTTACGCGTTGTTCAACGGCGGGTACACATTTCTCTAAAAACTCTTTTTTCATTGCTTCTAAAAATTTTTCTTTATCGTGTAGCATTTTCATACATCCACTCGGGTACCTTACTAGGTAGTGACCAGGTTGCCAATCGTTTTTTGTCTTTCCGATAGTACTCTCTGTAGGCCTGTACCGCATCGGCTTGTTGGTACTGCTCAGGCATAGCTTGCACAAAAGGTGTTGACCCTGGCGGGATAGTAGATAGATGACTTGCGCATTCAAGTATAACGTTCAATGATTTGTGAGGCTTAGACCTAGGGTATCTATTTGAATGCTCTACTCCTAACTCGAACCCCAGCATCAAAAGCCATTCCATATTGATACGCCCCGCCGACGCCCACAAGACACAAGGGTGTTTCAAATGCGTAGGCTTGTAAGTAGTTGCGATGCCGTGCAGATGCAAAGCACTGCAAGCGATTTGCGCAGACTCTAGAATCATTTTTACGACGTGCTTGTCGCAATGGTACTGAGCTGCTACTACAGGATCTTCATCTAGTACGAAGATATTCATAGCTATCCCTTCCTCCATTCTAGTTCCAGACGGTAACAATATGCGTACGCACTACGTACACGATCGAGAAACTCCCCTGGCGATTCTATAGATGTTTGTACAAGACTACGCCGTTTATCTGATAAATGATAGGCTACTAAATACGATTTCCTATCGACAATATTATTAGTTAACGGGCAATGTACCAATCGCGTTAAATTTTTGTGTGCCCATGCAAGCCCGTACTGGTCATCATTCGCTGGTGTTTGTTTCGGCATGGCTGCACAACTTTGCAATCGGTGGTTCGATCGGTTTCTTGTTTATAACACTAACCTCATGAAGACGCCAGGTTTTAGTGGTACCAAATTCAAAGAAAAAACTACCCAACTTTGCCGCCAGGATAATGCGATTGCTCTCGCCTGCGGGCACCACTACCCAATAGTATCCATCAATTAGATCATAGTTGTTGGAGCTTCTCGGCTCACATTTGTCGTGCATGTGTATCATCATGCACCTACCTGATTTTAGAAGTGAACTCGGCTGCGGCGCAGAGGTCTTCGGCCTTTTCAATACTCGCGCCCATTAGCTCTTCGGTATACTCTTGGACCCATTCATCGAAACATTCCTGAATAAAATCAAATGTTGATCCACTGTTCCATGGAGCCTTTTCGTGCATGTCCATCAACTCACCTAGTGTAGTATGGAACACTTTTTCAGGGATGCGAAACGTCACTTTTCTATTTGGATTGTCCCATTTCATTTTGAACTCCTTCCAGCTCACACGCTAGGTATTGCGCGAACCACTGCCCCTTAATGGTAGGGGCATAGAAACCCTCACCAACTTCCGCAATTAGACCCTTTTTTGTCAGAATCTCTATATCATCAGTGTCTGGCCAGTAAATACTCTTTTCTTCGGAAACTATATGCAAAAACAACCATATAGTGTCTAGTTTTTTACCCATCTACAAAACTCCTGTCGCTAGTTTTTCAAGCACAAGGCGCACGCTTTTTGGATGATCCTCTTTTATACCTATAGACTCAAACGGTTCGAATTCGCTAGATGTTAGAAAGACCTGGCGCCAATAAGCACCTGCTACACCGCCATCATCGGCTACATGCACACGTACCCTGTACGCTGTCTGAACACGGTTACTTAGATCTTTATATATAGTCCTCTCAACCCAATAGGTAACATTTTCGCTCACACATACAGGAACAGCCGTTTCTTCAATCATTCCCCGCAGAGCATAAACCCCGATATTAGGTCGAGTATTTCGATCGCAGGTGAAAATGGTATCTTCAATCTTTTTCGAGAACATTTCAATACTCCATTCCTTTTGCTAACTCCGAGCACGAAAGACTAAACGGTACGGTGATGTGCTTGTTCCGAGGCCCTCGGCCCCATCGTTCAGTGTGTGCGTGCAACACACCCTCGTGATAGTCCAGCACGACGTAGGGATAACGCTCTCCCGTTTTGAGCGAACCGAAGTCTTTTAGTATGATAACATCAAAATACTCGTCATCCATGTATTCGTAGTCGCCGAATGCGAAAAGGTCCTGGTAATAATATCGTTCAGTAGGTTCACGCATTTTCTTTCTCCCTCTCTGCCTTTATGATTGCTCTTATCAAGTCTTTGCGTCTGGCGAAATTTTGAGGAAAGTGCGCACGCCCTAGCCAAACACCGCCATCACCGTCATCGCTATCACCATATACATCTTTGAATGCAGTACATAGCCCCTCACTCGTTACACCTAGATCCCAATAGCGGAACGGACTATACTCTAGACGTACTTTAGATAGGACACCTTGCATGTGCACGCTACCGCACGCGTGTATCATTTTTTGCAAATAGCTTGTAACCTTACAGATTACAGCACTGGGAACATTCATATCTAAACAAACCTGCTCTGCTTCAGTGATCCCGCCGGGGTCTAGGTCTCTTTCCAGCTTTAGGCACCAAATATGGCCTACGCTTAAACGACAACGTGCATGCCCGCCGCTATCACTGCAACTGATTTCAACGCGACCCTCTCGGCCGCAGTAATTGTAACTATAGAATGGCATTGATGCGTACTCTCCGTCTATATTCATGGAATTCAAAAAGCGCTTCGTCAATAAGCCTACCAATTGTAGCATGGTCACTAGAGTCTATATGATGCCCCTTCAAAATATACATCAAAGAATTTAGTCTGTCTTCTGTAAGGAATACACAAGCCAGTGGCTCAAGTCCAACAACTTCTCTTACTGATCTAAGAGCAGTTATTGCGGCTGCACGGCTGGCCTGGTCAAAGTGCTTTCGGATTTCTGCTGATTCGATTTTCATTGGTTTGTGATCCCTTCATAGTCTTCGAGATTTTCAAACACGTATACTTGGCCGCGAGGATCGATGGCATTCAAAAAAGATATGTATGCGCGAACATTCGCAAACTCTGGATCAGTATCCCAGTTGCTATACCATATAAAAAGCATTTTGCTGTTATTCAACGGATTACTTTTGAAGCGTAGCGCAAGCACGAGAATGTGATACAAGCTTTCTGCTGATTTTACGGTCATTTCTGGTTTGTCCATCTTCTCTAGTACTCTTTGTAGAAAGCGTCTAGCGCTGCGATGTAGTGCTCATAGACCTCTTGCGTTTTGCACTGCTCTAGCAATACACAACTCTCACTCTCGCTAGTCAGGTAATAGGTGAGAATTTCACGACGCGGGCGAGATACCCACACCATTCGAGTTCCCATGGAACTCCATTTCGCTACTATACTAAAAGCCTCCGGTATAGCCCTCAGCACACCAAAGTCTTTGATGTTATCATTGCGCCAGGTGATCACAGCACCCCGATCATGGGGCTGAGCATCTAGAAAAATACCTGCAAATCCTTGTGGTTTTTCCATTATATGCATTCCTCTTTGTGCGAAAGGTTTACGAACTGCTATGGTGTTCTTCCATTGATTGTTCTTTCATAGAACCTCTTTGTACAAAGCCTTTTCATTTTCAGGTGGAAACTCGATCCCCGTGCGTTCATACAACCCTCGTTGGCTCAGGAAATCTGACGTCAACGTTTCCCCCCAATATATACCACCGAAATGCTCCCACGAGCCCCGATCACGTACTTTATCGCATAGAGATCGGCCGTGTTGTTTGATGAATTTCTCTAGGAAATCGGTTTCATGTTCCCACGTAATACGTGGTACCAAAGCTCGAATCGTTCTAGCACGTAGCCAGCGGTCCCTGGCGGATGTGCTCCATAGCCTCGGCGGGATAGTGCTTGATTGCGCCAGGCGATAAATGAGTCCCATGAGGGTACGATAGACTCCAAACTTTTGCGATGCTCTGCTACGGTAGGAATGGGTTTTTTCGTGGTCATGGTCTACCCCCAAAAAGGCACGCCCGCGTGGGCGGCTGACGCTTCTAGTAGAGTCTGCACGACTCGCACCGTGATCTCCCCTACAGTCACGCCAGTGTCGTGCCATATCTCGGGATCACTACCATCCGGTGCACTCCGTGCGCATGTGCTCTGTCCGAAAAAGATGTGCGCCTCTGGGTCGGCCCAATCTCTAGCAGCAAAAGCGACTTCGTACCCGCCGAAGCGGATATCATCACGAAGCATGTCGGAGAGGGAAAAGGGCTCAAAACTTGTACTACTCACACCCCAAAAGCCCCAACCTCGTGAGAGGTATGGGGCTGGGCCGTTCAGGTAGAGGCCTACACGGGGGTCAGTGTAAATCGTACTGACCTCTTCTTCACATCCCCTTCCTCTTTAGTGCGAAGCTCAGTCATCGTCCCAGCGAGAAAGTTTACAAGCAACCGGTGAATCCGCTCACCTTCTTTGAACGGCCCAAAATCTACCAGCATCTCAGCGTCGTGGTGAATGACTGCGTAGTAACCGCCCTCATCCCATCCGTCGAAGGTGAAAATATCGCCGCAAAGTTGAGTCCGGTCTCGCATGGTGCTCATACCCCGAAAGCCCCATCCTCTTACGAGGTATGGGGCGGGGGTCGATCGAAGAGACGTCTACGTTATTTAAAATGGCTTACAAAATCTTCGACGTTTTCAATCTGTACTTGACATTCTGCGCTTTCGATTTGCTCAAGTAACCACTTTCTACCCGCACGCTGCAACGCTAGTAGTAAGTATGCGGGATCAGTAGCTTTGTTAGGGTCGAACTCGGATAGTGCTCCGTCCACGGTTGTTGCGTACGATAGGTGACCGAAGTGAAAAACAATTTTGCGATCCGGATCATTCCAACTGCGTGCGGGTACTCTTGTGCGCTTGCTGCTAGTTTTCTTGCTCATACCCCTAAAGCCCCGTCCTCTTTAGAGGTACGGGGCGGGGGTCGAAGTAGAAAGCACCTAAAACAGATCTTCCGCTTCTAGCTCTATCATTTCCGTCACGTCCTCAGCATCTACTATGCCTGCATGCAAAGCTGCATCAACCAGTCGCGCCATGAGAGCCAACTTTTGTTTTTTCGTTCTTGCTCCGCGGATGGCGGTACTCCTCGCGTCCGCGGAAGCGAAAACACCTAGCTCGAGATGCGGACCGCTGTGAAGTTTTGTGTGGGCTAGCATGCAGCCTGAAAAGTAACGCAATACATTCGTAATCTGTCCCATGCGCATGCCTGAAAGAGTTGTTCGAAGCGCTGTTTCGATTTCGCTGTTCTCGATCACCTCTACACTATAAGAGCTAAGCACTACGTACGCAAGCATTTTAAGAGAAAAATCGACACCATTTTTAAGGCTTAAGTTCATTTTCGATCATTTACGCAAAGCGCGTGAAAACGGTGTCAAGAAAATCCGGCCCGGCGCACGATGCGAAATGCAGAATTCGAGGAGCAAGACTAGCATAGCTGAAAGCATGCCACAAAAGGGTCAAGCTGATGTAGGTGTGAAAATAGTTTTCGTGAGGACACACATAGATTGCAAATTCAGGCAGGTAAACAGTGTTCCGAGGCCGATGTTTGAATTGGTAGTCTTGACAAAACCCGACTCGAGCCTGTACCCTCATAAAGCAGCGCAAGCGAGGCGACGCGCCTCGAAGCGCTAGCTCGCTTGCTTGGCTTTATACGAGGGTACAGGCCGACTTTTACAGTAGTTTGTACAGTAGTATTCAGAGGATGCCAAAAGATGGCATCGGTCTTGCAAAGTCGCCGTTTTTAGTCGTAACTCGAAGCGTTTGGAATCATTGAAAAATCTCTGATTTTGAAGGCTTTGAGCGAAGGTTTTTCAACCTGGCGCACTGTTTGCAATTCCTTTATATACATGATTGAGGTAGGGTTATGGCTGTATGTGAAGCATGTTGGGCAGAGGCTACTCGGATGAGTGTATCGAACCGTCGATCGGTCACTGAAAACTATATGGAGCTGATCGAGCGACCGTGTCGCTTTCACTCACCAAGTAGTGAAGTGTACGATACAGTTCAGAAACCTATGAAAACGAACTACCTTGCATTAGTTGATAGAAAAGATGTAACGCAGTTCTCTATTCGTGGTACTGAAACTTAGGGATATAGATTATGGCTAACAAAGTTTGTGGTTGTGTGATCGTTCCATCTCCTAGTGGAAGCGGAGGCGGTGGTCCTGCTCCTATTGTAGATCCGCTATCGCTTGATACTGGTACAACGCCACCCACAAGCGAAGCTGATAAAGTCAAAATATATGCAACTACTTTCGGCAATGATGCAAACACAGCTTCATTGATTACAGGTAGAGAAGTCCCGCCAGTTGATCTAGCGCAAGGCGGCGGATTGACTTGGTCAGTTGCATCAGGAACAGTCAATCATGATCCAGAATCTGGGCATTTTGTCCCTGGCGGTTCTATGGAGTTCGTCAATGGTCCAGCTTCATTGAATGGTGACAATAGCTCTGGAAACTTTGTAACGACTGGAGACTATACCATCGAGCTTTGGTTCACTATGGATGATCGTCCAAGTGAGAATGTGAACCTGATTGAAGTCGGCGGTGGTACGGATGCTAATAAGATTTCAATCTTTGTAGCATTTCGAGGCGGTTGTACTATTCAATTGAATCTAGGTGGGCTGCCTTTGTATCTATCCTCGACGAGCGACTTATGGTCTACGATGGACTGGAACCATGTCGCACTCGTTCGAAGTGGTACGCAATACCTATTCTTTATTAATGGTTTTCTTGCTGACCAGAATACTAATAATAATTCTCTGATCCAAGCTGACACTGTGCGATTAGGTAGAACTGCGGGAGGTTTCAATCAACCCCAGCAGAACTTGAAAATCCAAGGCGTTCGTTTGAGTGACATTGCTAGGTATAGTGCTGATTTTATTGTTCCAAATGTTCCATGGGGTGTGGAAGTTCCAGTGGCTATTGATTCAGGGGGTGTAGTCACTCCTTTGTCAGTCAATACGAATAGGGGATTTCGTTTCAGCCAAGAGCGTACCCAGCAATCACCGGCTATAGCAGAGGACGGAACGAACTTTCTTGCTGGTCAAATGGCTAGACCCTTTGGCTTTCAAGGAAGTACGTTTCGTTATGCATTAGCGCAAGCTGATACTTTAGCGAATGCTGCTGTTGCTGGGATGGCTTTCGACTCATTCCCGGGTGGGACTTCGGGAGCTATTTATACACATGGTATTGTGCGCGTCGGTTTGCCGGCCAATGTGACTACGAACCCGCAAACTGCTACATTCACTTCGGGTGCACGCTATTGGCTATCACAAGATACTCCCGGGCGTATCACTGAGACTGAACCTCTGGGCGGGGTCATTGCACCTATCGGAGTAGGTGCTAGTGATAACAAGTTGTTCTTTAGTCCCGAAGCCCCTGTTCTAGTACAGCCTGCGGTGAATACAGGTTGGACTAGCGGACATGAGATCACTATTGATGGAGGCGGTACAACATTTAGTGTTGCCGCTGGTACTACTACGTTCGTTGACGACACAACTAGCCCACCAACAAAGACGGTTGTGTCGAGTGGTCCATTCAACAACATCACTCCTAGTGTGATTGGACCGACTAGTCCAGCAACTGATCTAGCTATCAATAGCAGTGGTGCGTTGATTCAAAAAGCAGGGGCTAGATTCACTGCACAAGAGACGAGAACGCTTGCACCTATTGGCGGAGTGCTTCATCCTTCAAGTGGAACAATCGTTCAAGTCATTGATGATCAACTACCATCGTTCGATCAAGTAGGTGTGCTACGGGACACTGTAATCGATGTATTGGGTAGGCAAAGGATCATTAGTGGCGGGTTGTACTCTGCAAATGGTGCAAACCTCGATGTTGACTTCAGTGCATCAAAGATCTTTGCAATCGGTGCAAATGCCAGGAATGACTTGACCAACCCTAACGAGCTGAGCTTTTCTGCTGTCACTACTGCCGCGCCTGATAACGCTACTATCACTTACACCTACCGTGACAATAGCGGAGGGTCTAATTTCTTGAACGGCCAAGGCGAAGTTGTTGTTGACCAGTACGATGATGGTACCGGTACGCTTGCAACTGTGGGAGCGCCTACGAACAGGTTCACGGTTCAATTGCTTTTCACTGAAGTGGTAGGAGCAAGTGGACCACCTTTGTTCGCTTTTCAGTTCGGCCAAACTATTTATGCAACTATAGAAGATGCTTTGAATGGCCGTTTGAATGATCCTTTTGAAGATGTACCTGCAACAGAAGGTTCTATCTTTAGAGGTTGGCTGATTGTTCGTGCGGATGCTACGGATTTAAGTGATCCTGCGCAAGCGCGGTTCTTACCACCGCCGCGCACCACGTAAGGAGTGCCATGCCTGTACCAAAGATTGACACAATAAGTGCATCGGGTGCCAACTTCGCAGTTGACCTCGATGTCGAGAGCATGATACAAGAAAGAACCCATCCGGAGACGGTGACCCAGGTAAACATCGTATTCGGTTCTTTGTATGCCGCAACGATCACTGGGTGGGAGTTCTACCTAGAAGACCCTGACGATAGTAATAATCGAATCTATTTGCTATCACCCGGGACTTCGAATAGCATGACCTTTGTTGGAACGATGCCCGTACCGAGGAACCCTGGCGGAAACTATTATAGAGTTCGCTTTGTGTCGACAGGTTTGACGGGCGAGGGTCGTTTCAACTACAAACTTGAATTCGTTTCGTAAGAGTATAATGAACATATAGGGGGCTATATGAGCAAAGACTACGAAAAAGAACGTGAAAAGATTTGCGACGCGTTGCATGAAGCTTTTGGACCTTCGGTGAAAATCGAACGGGATCCTGCGCATTATGTAGCTAAGCTTGTGGCTGAACATATAAAGGTGCTTATGCACTTTAACCATCTCATTAAAGACAATGAGAAAGACAATCTTAAAGCATACGATAACCCGTGCAGAGACAATGAAACAAGACCGCTTTCTTCGTTGAAAGTAGAAGTGACTTTTGACACTAAAGATATGCAAGCTTTGCTAAAAGAGGTGATTGATGAATAAGGGAGAGCGCCAAGCATATCTAGAAGCTTGCTTGCAAGCAGAGTTCGATGCGCACGATATCAAGCACTTCAAACCCCATGAGTTTGTCTATAGTGCACGCTTGGGTGTGGTGGTTGAGTATCCCGATTTTCCAATCCTATATAGGATCATGCCGGCGGTTGTCTTTGCTGAAAAGGTTCGCCGAGAATTCGATATACCTATTTTGATTGGTAACGGGTATCGACCAAAGGAACTCAACAAACGCGTAGGGGGTGCTCGTAACTCCCAGCATACCCACTTTCGAGCTGCGGACTTAGACCTTAGCCATAGCGCCCCGTGGCAATTGTGCAAAGACTTCTATCGTTTTGGTGTAGAGTACCACCAAACGCAGGAAGCCAAGGAAAGCAAGATGGGTATTGGATTGTATGGGCGAGGCGGAGGCAATCGTTTACATATAGACTTTGGCTATCGTTATAGGTTTTGGGGTGGGTTCCGAGGCTCTTACTACAAAGAGATTCGAAAGGCGATGCGGTAGAGAGGTTGGTATGATTATTCTTCCTTTCATTCTTGCGTTGCAGAATCCTGCTCCTCCCATCTGTGACCCGCCAGGGGAATACCGAACCTATACGTATGCACATCAGCAAGAGACACGCGAACGTGTGCAGAAAGTGTGCAAACGTGTGGGAGCTTCTCCACATATTTGCGCTTTCATGGATGCCATCGTCGTGCGAGAATCAGCAGGCAGGGCAGGGGTTCGGCATACTTTAGGCACCGTTGGGCGTGGTGAGAACGGCTTGGGTGCAATGGGTTTGAGTATCCCATGGCATTCGAACAAGTGGACCGGGGATGCAGATCCTGATTTCTGCATTCCCGAAGTCTCCGCAGTCGTTACATTAGCTATTTTTCGTCGAGCTGTGAAAAGGTACAATGCTGGCAACGTTCTAGAGATTCAAGCAATCTTTGGCGGACAATGGGAGCATAAGCATGGCAAGGCTTGGCCTAGACCTACTAGCCGCACTGTCGGTAGTATCTGCTCACGAATGCGAAGACGTGACTATTCTTGCTATGATAGAGTTGACTTGAAAGATCTAGGACGTAACATTCGTTTGAATGAGCGCCAGTCTTTTGTTGACTCATTGATGGAGTGATCGACAGTGGGGGCTATCGACATCTCTAAAAGTTTGTACTTTGTCATCCCTGGCGAACCTTTGGGTTACAGGACGGCGAGTGCAAAAGGGTATAACAAAACGAGTGCAAGAGTTTGGGAGTTCTACAATCGCGTGCGGCATGTTGTAACATCGTGTGATGTACCATGCCCGCTATGGGCTAGTAAAGATTTCCCCCTCTTCTTCATCACGAAAGCGTACTATACCAATGGTCACCATTGCGATCCCGAAAACACACATAAAGGAATCAAAGATGCGTTATTTTGGAAAGGCAAGAATGCAAAAGGGATACACGTATCAGGTTCTGGTGCCGGTGATAAGTTCACTAGTGGCCTTTATTGTGACCCTTTTTATGATCATTCTTGGCCACGCGTTGAACTTTGGATAGCTGGTCATATCACTCGCAAGTATAGTCATTTACCTAACATTGTTGATACGCCTAGCTTTGTAGATGTATTGACAAAAGAAAAGGTATATGATTATGAGTAAGGTGGAAGACGCCCAACAAAAACTCGACAAGCTACGGGAGCAAATTGCGTATCTAGAGAACGAACAGAAAAAAGCCGCTAATACTCCTGTCAAAATGACTGAAAGGGATGTTGAGGCTATCGCAGGCATTCGAGGCGATTACAAAAGCTCTAGGTCGCGAAATCGTAATAGGGCAATGGATCCGAGCTTGTTAGGTCCAAACGGTGAAAAGCCTCTGTGCGGGGCGCCTTTGAAAAATCAAAAGGATGTGAATAGAGGCGGGGAAGTTCGGACATGTAAGCGCATAGCGGGACAGGGGACTACGCATTTTGGGCGTGGCCCGTGCGATTTGCACGGTGGTGAAGTAGCTACGGTAGTGCACGCTGACTTTGTGAGGTATAGAGGTTTTAGTACAGACATTGATGATGTATTGATGCATCATCTGCAAGACCCGGATCCTTTGAACCTTATTAGTGATATAGCACTTTGCCGAGCTACAATTGAAAAGTGGACTGAGGACTATCATTGGTTTAGTGAAGCCATGCACGCATGGCATGAAAGTTTCAAGCAAGGCGTTGATGAAGGCAAACCCACCAAGATTCCTGCAATCACCGAAGTGTCAAAGTTGCTTGATACACTCGCACGTCTCCAAGAAAAAGAACTAAAGCGACGCCATTCGACTACCATTACTATGCAAGATCTGATAAAGGTTATGTCATTGATTGCTGATACAATCAATCGGCACGTCACAGATCCGGGGACGCGCGAAAAAGTACATAATGAGATCCGTCAAATAGCGTTAAGCACGCGGGCACGTTAGCAGTAATATTCAAGTAATGTGTAATGTCCTGTAAAATTGAACCTTTGTACAGTGGTATTTAGCACCGATTTATGACACAATTGGGCGGGCAGCGGAAAGACTATTATGTCTGATAAAGTAAAGCAAAGTATTGATCCGGTGACCGCTGTGTTGAGTGCTGTGTTTACTCTTATTGCAGCATTCGGCGTGTGGACTAAACTAGGTGTGGATACCGAGCAAGTCACAGCTATTTATGGCGCAGTGTTTACCATTGTGTCTACGATTCAAGCTGTAACTAAATCAAAAGATCGTTCCCTAGGAAAGATTGAAAATGCCGGAAAGTAAGAAAGAACATAAGAAGTTGACTTTGTGCTATGGCGACACTGTCCTTTGTCAATATAGCATCGTAGTCAAAGATCACAAAGGACAAGTAGTCGAAGACGCCAACGGTGTTGATGATGCGCTTGTCAAACTAGGTGTGAAACTTCGTCACCCTGGCGAACGCGGAAAGCTTATGCGGCGTCCTGTCGTTGAAAGCGCTCCGTCCGGCAGTGTGAGCGTATCCACTAAGTAAACTCTTAAACTTGATTTGCTGGGAGGGAACGAACGTATGCTAGACATAGGAGAGCTAGAAGCACAATGGTGCAAATCTCCTATGTCCGTAGGCTTGGAGAAACTAGCCGATGCACTCTACGTAGAACGACAGTTCACCGAGATCGGATTCTACGATTTCATTCAAGCAGCGTGGCCCATTGTTGAGCCGGGGCGTGCGTTCGTTCCCAACTGGCATATAGATGCTATTGTTGATCACCTTGAAGCTGTCACAAGAGGGGAAATATTCAATCTATTGATTAATATGCCCCCGCGTAATAGCAAGTCCTTACTTACTTCGGTATTCTGGCAGCCGTGGGTTTGGACAAGGCAGCCTGAGACACGGTGGATTTGCAACAGCTATGATATCACGCTCTCTACTCGTGATTGTGTAAGCGCTCGGCGAGTCATCGAATCACCATGGTATCAGGAGAATTGGGGAAAAGTTTTCCAACTATCCGCTGACCAAAACCAGAAACAAAGGTTCGACAATACACGCACTGGTATCCGAATGGCTACTAGTAATACGTCAAAAGCGACCGGCTTCGGTGGTGACTACTTGCTGAACGACGATCCTTTAAAAGCCGGTGACGAAAACAGTGAGGCAAAGCTAGAGGAAAGTGCAAAGCACTGGACGGTCACCATGCGTACACGTGTGAATGATCCAAACAACTTAAAGCAAGTTGTGGTGATGCAAAGACTGGCCGAAAAGGATTTGAGCGGTGTTTTGTTAGAGATGGGGGACTATGTACACCTCTGCTTGCCGATGGAGTACGAGCCAAAACTTTTTAGCTTCTTGCCCCCTGGCGCTCCGAACCCTTTAAATTTTAAAGACCCAAGGACTGAAGTTGGAGAGCTGCTCAACAAGCCTCGTTTTAGCAAAGAAGCTGTAGCCTCTTTGAAGCATTCTTTGCGAGACCAGTATAATGGGCAGTATCAGCAAAACCCTACCCCGCCCGAGGGCAATCTTTTCAAAGAGAAGTGGCACCGATACTATAAAAAACACCCGGTAGTGTTACCGGATTACTCAATAAGTATTGGCGGCATTAAATGTAAAGAACAGTTTCTTTCTGTCGATTGCAGATTCGGGGATAGCAAAACGAGTGGCTCATATGTAGCTATAGGTGCGTGGTGTGTGGGCGGTCCGAACCTGTACTTGTTTGATGCTATTCGAGAACGTCTTGATTTTAACGATACTTGCGCCGCTATTTTGAGTTTGTTGAAAAAGTACCCCGGCATCGGTGCAAAGCTAATAGAGAACAAAGCGAATGGTCCGGCTGTTATCAATTCAATGAGTGTAGCGACTAACGAACGGGAAGCTATACGGGGCCTGATACCAATTGAACCTAAAGAGTATGGTGGTGATAAGCTTGCTAGGGCGAACGCTTCTCTCACGTATTTTGAGGCCGGTAACGTTTGGTATCCTCACGAGAATCTATTCGGATGGATGGTCCCATTATTGAAAGAAGTTCGTTCATATCCGAAATCTGTTAACAACGATTTTGTTGATATGATTACTCAAGCCGTCAATTGGCGCATGAACAAATCCAGCGTGCTTGATAATTATCGCACAATGCTCGGGTTGCTTAGGGTTTAAATATGTCTATAGCTGATCTAGCCTGTACCGAAGAAGAATCCTTGGCTATGGATTCTTTTATGAATGTAGTGACGGGCCTAGGTGTCGAAGGGAAGGACGCTAGTGTAAATACTTTCTTCGGTACGCCCTATTTACTTCCTCGCCATACGCTCGAATCCATGTACGTGGACGATGGTATTGCAGCCAATGTAGTGGATGTATTGGCTGACGAGATGCTATGCAAAGGTTTTGAAGTAGTTGTAGCAGACAACAAAGAAGTGCAAGATCGCATCAATGCGGAGCATAAAAGACTGAAAACAAGCACGAAAGTGTTAGAAGCACTTAAACTGGCTAGACTACACGGCGGGGCCTTGGTGTACCCTAGTATGCCTGAGCAGGTGAAAGAATTAAGCACAAGCCGACGGCACGTCACACCCATCAATACACTTACTATTCTTAGTCGCTACCAAGTCACTTCATGGAAACGCGAGACTAATATCCATAACAGCAGGTATGGGGAAGTGATCACATACCAATTAGGTGGTGATATACTTGCACCTAGTTTGCAGGGGAGAAACGTTAGTGCAACTAGGTTTCTGAAACCTTTCACTGGAATCCCGATTCCGGCGGTTATGCAAGACCGGTACTCAAACCTTGGTAGCGTAGGTTTTGGTATCTCAGTCGTTCAAAGGGCTTTTGCGCCTATCAAAAACCTTGTCACATCTTTACAGAACCTGGGTGCTTTGATCGGCAGGTACGATCAAGCCGCTTTCAGTATCAAGGATTTGAATCAGTTGCTCGCTTCCCCGGACGGTAAGAAGATTGTAGAACAGCGACTAGGGATGTTGCAGCACTCCCGTAGTATTTTGAACGCTATTGTACTTTCTGAAGACGAATCATACGAACATAGTACTATTGATGTTCGCGGTTTGTCTGATGTCATTGACAGATTCATTTTGTGGATGAGTGCAGTTTCTCGCACTCCTGTTACGAAGTTGATGGGCCGTAGTGCTGCGGGGGAGAATGCTACCGGCGAAGGTGATGATAAGAACTGGACAAAGACGGTTGTTAATGAACAAGAGCAGCAATTGCGCGAACCTTTGGAGCAACTTACGTCTCTCATCATCACGAACCTATACGGCGTAGATTCCGGCATTGAATGGAGTTTAAAGTTTCACCCCCTGGCGGAAGTTCCTCCGCTAGAGGAAGCACAAAAGCGGCAAGCGGATGCAAATACGGATAGCATCTATATTGCAGCCGGTGTTTTGAACGAGGAAGAAGTTAGGCAAAGCCGTTTCGGTGGTCCGGAGTATGGCACAGAAATCGCAATTAATGAGGAGAATGCGCCATTTACTATCGAAGGCGGGGAGCCTGAACCTCCGGAAGATTTCAGTACGCCAGAGTCTAGTGATGAGCCTCTAGAAGTTGGTAACATTCCAGAAGATGATTTAGCCAAAACTGCTTTGAACGGTGCGCAGGTCACAAGCCTAGTCGAAGTGATAACCAAGGTAGCCACCGGCGAGCTGCCAAAAGAAGCGGCAAAGCAAATCATCCTAGTAAGTTTCCCTAGTGTCAGCAGTGAACGTGCTGATTTGATGGTGCAAAGTGCTAGCCAGATGCCAACATCTCCACCGTCTTTGGAAGCTACCGAGAACACAACGTCCGCACCTAGTGAGCCTAGTAACGAACAGGTGGTATCTAATGCTAGCTTGTTGCCTGACGATAAGCGTAACATCAAAGACATCGCCAGTGATCTAGGTGTGAGTAATAGTGTAGTCATACGTGCAGTTAAGAAACGTGGCATCAAAGTTTTTGCACTAGGTAATAATCGATTTGTGTCGAACGCTGCTGTCGAAAAGATGATGGCGGGCATTGAAGAAGAAGTAGAAAACAGTGATACTGTGTGATCATCTTGTGCTCGATGCCCGTAGGGTTAGAAAGGCAGGCAAAGCGCCTGAACCTTTGTTACCTACCGCACGCTATAACCGTAACATTAGTAAGATCACAGATAGTTTAAACGCTGCTACCAACGAGATACTGACTGATGCGCGTGTGCGAGCTATACACTCCGACCCTCGCGAGCTTACACGAGCCATCGCCGAAATTGAACGAATTCACAAGAGCCGCATACCCCGGGGGTTTGAGCGTAGATCAGCAATAACAGCCGCTAGTGATATTGATAAATTCTCTAGACAATCAACTACTCGTCAAATTAGATCTATGACCGGTGTGAATGTTCCGATAAATTTGTCAGTGATTGATAGTAATAAAGAATTCATATCTCGTAACACTAGGCTTCTGAAAGATCTGCAATCGAATCACATCAAAAGAATTCGGTCGATTGTTCGAGAATCTATCGCACAAGGACGCACGGCCCAAGGCCTGGTAGGTACCGTTAATCGAAGAATCAAAGCTATACGAAAAGATGGGCACTTTACTGGTCTCAAAGCGTCTGGGCAGTTCATAGCCAGGAACGAAGTTGGAACGTATAACGGACAACTTACACAACGCTTTCAGGCAGATGCAGGTGTTGATCAATGGCGTTGGAAGATTCGAGATGTTGAAGCACGTCTCACGCATAGAAGCATGAATAACCGTGTGTTTGATATGGGTGAGCCTACGCCTATTGGGTTTTACCCTGGTGAAGATTACAATTGCCGATGTTACATGGAACCCGTATATAGTCCAAGAGCTTTGCGAGAGATACGATCATGATGTCTACTATCTTATTGGACCGCATTGCTTTAGACTTTGCACGACAAAAGGTGCTAGGTGATGGTTCTATAGTATTCCCTGCAATACTTGGCAAAGCTGGTATACAAGAATACTTTGACCCCTCTACGGGCGGAATGCGTAGAGAACTGCGCCCTATAGAGGAGGTATCAAAGCCGTCAAGTCTAGAAAGCTTTTCACTGCTAGCTTTTACTAATGAACATCCTAGCGAGGGCCAGGTAACCGTTGACAACTATAAAAGGTTGACTATAGGCACACTAGGCGAGTCTATTGTATTTGATGAAAAAACTTTGACCGTGCTTGGTAATGTATGTGTTAAAGATAGAGCAGCATTAGAAGATATCAAAAACGGGAAGCGCCAAGTTTCGCTAGGGTATTTGCGAAAAATCATTCGTGAACCTGGAATGTGGACAAATCCTTTAACTAATGAGATAGAAGAGTTTGATTCTTTTCAGGTCGACATTAAAGGAAACCATGGCGCATTAGTGCAAAACGGTAGGGCTGAGATAGCCGAACTGACTGTAGATTCAAAAAATAGAGGTAATTCTATATATTTCTTTAACAAGGATTTCAACATGAGTGCTATTCAAAATCTAAAAGGTGTGACCCCTAAGACTGCTCTAGATGAGGAAATGGAGGAAATGGTAGATATTGAACTATCAGGTCAATCCTTTAAAGTTCCTAAGTCTCTTGCGGTAGTAATTGCTATGCTGAAAGAGCAAGCTGGTATGAACTCTTCACCGGCAGTTTCTCCTACGGCTTCCGTGCCCACCGGAGAGGTTGACCAGAGCCCGAATAGTGAAGAAAAGAAAGAAGAAACAAATACCGCGACTGATCAAGATCCTGCGAAGGAGAAAGAAATGGCCGGAGATTCTGCGGAAGTTGTTGCGCTTCGTGCTGAGCGTGATGCGTTAAAGGCAAAAGTCGCTGCAATGTCAAAGGCTGTAGCAAATGATAGCTTTGACAAAGCCGTGGCTGCGCGCATTAAGCTAGTTAATGACGCAGGTATTGTGCTTAAAGCGCATGGCAAAAGTATCAACGGGCTTGCTTCCTTTAAATCTAATGAAGCAATCTATAAGGCCGTTGTCAGTGAAGTTGCGCAGGATAGCGCAAGCGAAGATTCTCTTACGTACAACAAAGCGTACTTTGATATTCTACTTAAAGAAGCTAGCAAAGAAGCTACTAGTGCCTCGGCGGTGACTGAGCCTTCTCATTCTGAAGACTTGGTACAAGATACAAGAGACAAGCAGCCCAAAAAGCGCCGGGGCATGGGCCCACTAAGTGTTTCGAAAGAAGTTCAAACTATTGTCACTAAGCGATAATAGATAGAAGGAAACTATATAATGACTGTTCAAATTAGTTATCGCGATAATGCAGACCTAGCCGAAGCTGGGCTATTGGCTGATACCCGGGGTTCCATTATTGTATCCGGCAGCAACCCCGCGGGTATTTATAAGAATAGCATCACATGGACGGCTGCCAATAGTACCACGTATAACGGCACCATCAACGGTGTGGCGTTTACTTACACTTCCGACGCTAGCGCAACGGATGCCGAGATCAAGGCAGGCCTAGAAGCTAGCATTACTAGTAACGCTTTCCTTGGACTGGTAGATAGCCCGAACCGTATTCTTCGTGTTCTTGCTGGCTCACCTACTACGGTTGTTTACGAAGGTATTACCGACGAAACGGTTCTTACTGTAGTAGATGGTGCTAACATTACTACTACTGCACTTGAGACTGGGGGCATTAATCTGCCCGTTGGACGTGCCGTTGTATATAACGGTTCGGACGAAGAAAACGAGCCAATTGCAGGTCTACCTAGTGGAAGCGGTAATAAGCTTTTTGGCTTTGTAATGAAAAGCCATGCATACGCGGTAAGTCGCTACTCAATTCCTGAGAGCACTAGCACCGTTGGGGGCTACGATAAGTCGGGTGTTCTACCTGGGCGAAAGGCTAATGTCGTAGTGCAGGGTTCTATTTGGGTAGAAGCTGAGGAATCGTTCAACCCTGGCGATGATGTATTCTATAGATTTACAAGCGGTGCCGGTGGTTCTATTGTCGGAAAAGTCCGCACGGATGCCGATACCGCTACTGCATTACAAGCACCGGGGTGGAAAGCTGAGCGCTATGATAGTGCTACCGGTCTTGTGCGTATTGCTAAGCCCTAATATATATATTTTAAAGGAGTATCAAAGAAATGCCTATTTATACTACGCAAGTGCCGCAAGAAGAGATCGCAAACGATGCGGCAAATGGTTTGTTTCTCGCGGAAGAGTTGGTGCAGTACAAGAAACGCGAGCGAGAAGTTGAATATGCGCCGCTAAAGGCTCGGGATGTAATCCCGGCCGACGCAGAGAATGTAGACCCGGCTGCTGAGGAAGTTCGTTATGTTGTACTCGATCGCGTAGGCGCGTTTAAAGTAATCAGCGACTATAGCGAAGACTTGCCATCGATCGATGTTAATGCTAAAGAGTTCAAATCTCCGATTGAACCTATCGGCGGTAGTATTACCTACAGTCCGGAGGAAGTAGCAAAAGGTCGCCTTGCTGGTCGCGATGTTGTATCTAAGAAGCAGCGCGCAGTTGATCGAGCCGGAGAGGAAAAGATCAATAGCATCGCATGGTACGGCATTAAGGAAAAGAATATCCCAGGGTTTCTAAGTAATCCTAATATCCCTACGATCAGTGCGTCTGGCGGTACCTTTTGGCGCGATAAGGCTGGTGATGATATCCTTTTGGATATGAATACTGTGACTAACACGGTCCGTACAAACACGAAGACGGTGGAGACTCCAGATACAATGCTACTGCCACCTTCGATTTTCGATTTGATTATGACCAAGCGTTTGGTAGATATCGATACGACGGTGATGAAGTTCTTTATGGAGCATAATCGTTATATTAAAAATATTGAATGGGTACCTGAGCTAGAAACTGCAAGCGCGGCAGGCGGGCCTTTGGCCGTTGTTTATAGACGGAGTCCTGACGTTCTTGGTTTGGCGGTGCCTCAAGAAATCACTCCCGATCAGCCGTATCGTAAACCGCGGCATTGGCTAGTAAACTACACTGGTAAGGTAGGCGGAACTATTGTCTATCTTCCTTTGGCTTGTCAATTCATGGACACGATTGGACCGGTTCCGGCCTAAGTAATAATAGGGGGCTATTATGTCATTTACAGTTACACAACTTGCTCACAAAGCGATCGCGCCTTACACTATTGTTAATAACAGCGAGGCGCGCATTCAAAGCTTTTTTGAAGTAAAGAACGATGAGCACAACCCGAAAGAACGTGTGGTGTCTTCGTTTCTCAAACTATTGCCTGGCGTAAATTATGTCAACACTGCGCTATGGGACATGTTTTTTGAAAGCCAGGAATGTCTAAGAGATAAATGCGAAGCCCAGCTTTTAGTAGTTCTAAGTAAAGTCGAAGCTCCTAGTGATCGTAAAGAGGTGCCCAAAGTCAGAAAGGACGATAAGTCACCCGACGCACTTGAAACCTTGAAAGGTTTTGATACTCGCACCGCTTTGGATATGGTAAAATCTACTATGGTTGTGGGTACCCTAGAAACCTGGTTGGAAGACTGCGATCATTCTAAAACAGTGCAGAAAGCTATTGCTGATCAAATCAAACTGCTAGGCGCAGAAAGCTAGACAATGCCTGCCGCTATTCAAGATATACATGATGTGGCTCCACCATTGGCTAGCGTACCTGATACGGAGTTGCAGCCTTTTCTTGATAGAGCTTTGAGCAAAGTAGGGGGTGCGTGTTGGGAGGAGCCTTGTCTTACTACTGCGCAAGCTTTATACGCGGCACACTTGTACACAATCACTCCCAAAGCAGGCGCGTCGGCTGCCGCTGTGACAGGAGCCGGGCCCGTAACATCACTTAAAACAGATACGGTATCTGTGACATACGCGGGCCCGGTATCTGCAAGTCTCGCCCGTAGATTCTATGAATCTAGCCCCTACGGGTTACAGTATCTAATGATGATAGATACAAATCCTTGTCTTAGCTTACCCTTTACAGTACCCTGCTAGTATGCCTAAAAAGACTGTAAAAGTGATTGATAAAGGCTTTGATGATTTCGTAGTATCACTAGAGCATTTTAAACGCTTTACAGTTGCGACAGGTATTTTTGAAAATGCGGCAGATCAGCCTAAGCTTTCAAGAGTGAAAGGCGTAGATGTAGTAAAAGACGATGCGCCACCCCTGGCGCTTGTCGCTGCTGTCCTAGAGTTCGGTTCTGAGGATGGCAAAATACCACCACGCCCCGCCGTAAGACAAGCGCTTAGAAAGTCTAGACCTGAGTACATAAAACGCATGCGAAAGTTGTATGTAAGATCAACTAAGCAACGGTTACAGGCTGCAACAATTAAGAAATCGCTTGATTCTGTAGGCAAGCTTATTACTAAAGAAATCAAAAAGAGCATCACTAATCTGCAAGAGCCTGCATTATCTGATAGTACACTAAAAGCTAGAGAGCGAAATGATGCAGGGGACAACCCTCTAGTGATAACAGGCCAGTTACGTGATGCCTACACAAGTAAAGTGATCATAAAGAAAAAGAGAGACTAGCATGCCAGGTAATATCATAACAGACCCGCCCGAGATTTACGGGCAACTTTCGGGTGTCCAGGATGTTAGTCTTTTAGCGATAGCTAAATCTAATTCTTACAACGAAGTTACTACCGCACTACGTTTGTTAAATCAGCACATTTTTGGGACGCCCCCAAGTGTTTATACATTCGGCGCGAAAGGCGACGGAACTACCGACGACACCGCGGCTATTCAGGCTGCAATTGATGCATCTATCGGAGACAATGCGCCACTAAGCATACCGCAAGGGGATTACCTAGTTAGCTCCCCGCTGGTCATTAATGCACCTATTACTGTGCAAGGCGTAGGGGATGCAACTTTTCTAATCCCAGATGGTGCAACTACACCAGTTATTCGGGTGTTGGCCGCTGATGACGTCAACCTAATTAACTTAAAGTGCCGTGCCCAAAACGACAGAACTACTCATACATTGCGCGCAAATTTCATCGAAATTTTAGGTGCGTGTGAAAACATTCTAGTAGCAGATTGTTCTACTAAGAATATGGGGCGGCACTCTTTCTATGTTGATGGTAGCGACCCCCTGGCGGTTACTGTAGGCAATGTGCAACGATGCAAGTTCTTTAGGTGCATAGGCGGAGATAGTTATAGGGTTTACACTTATTTTTTGGATTCTACGCGAGATGTGCTAGTTCTTGCTTGTCAAGGCCTCAATGCTTGGCTCGATGGTATAAAGCTAGGCGCTAATAGTTTATATACTACTATCATTGACTGTGAATTCAGCGATAATGGTGTATCTTTCCCAGGGTCAAACGGTAACGGCATTGATACGTTTACAGGCGGCGATACTGTTCTTTTTCTGAATAACGTCACAAATCGCAACGGGGGGTCCGGTATTAACATTAAAGCAGGTAATCTTACCGGAGCGGTTAATGGGTATATCAGAAATATACAAATTGCAAACTGCATCGCCGAGGAGAATCAAGGCTCAGGTCTTGATATTACTGCTAGTGTTAGTACAATCCTGCCAACACGTATTAGCATCAATGGCGGGTATTACTCTAGAAATTTAGATTCTGGTGTGCGTGTAGTCAACGGTCACAACATTACAATCAACGGCGCCATAGCTTATAAGAATAATGAAATAGGATTTAATATAGGCTCGGAAACTTCGCACGTCACACTTAACGCGTGCTATGCAGTAGCCAACGGCGCCACAAACCCGGGGACTCGTATTCAGTTCAATTTCGGTGGTGCCCACATTAGGGCCATAGGTTGCCACGCCATCGGATCTGACAAGATTGATATCGTAGACCGAGCTGGGTACAACGGCACTGATATCATTAGCGGGTATGGTTTCTTTTCACAGTCAAACGCCAGGGATGTTGAGTGCCGTGGTTGTTTTGCAAGGGACCACGCAGTCGCAAATTACGATATTAATGCAGCTAACACCAATTTTGATGCACTAGTTGTGAAAAATCAGAAAGGCACCGGTGCGCCGAACGTCAAAGGCTCGAGAGGTAGCGTATACATACAAGAGGATAACGCTAGAGTTTGGGTAAAGCATAGTGCCGACGGTACTCAACCGGCCAAAGGCTGGGTACCTGCTGGGGTCGAGAACTTTCAAAGACAAGTAGCATTGGCAGATATTACCGGGGCTTCGCTTACTACTCCCATTGGGTATTGGCCTCTTGCTATTAGCGACATAGAGGAAACGGACTCGTATGATTTTGTAGGAGCAGGCGGAGCAGGGTACCGACACACACAAGGCGTACCAGGGGATTCAATTGAAGTACTTGGTAGGATGCTAAATGGTACTAACTACGCGGATGCTAGTGAAACTATTTTTCAACTTACCGCGGAAATGTCACTTAGTCTTTGGTTTTATGTTGAAGGTTGGCCCGATAATACAGATGTACAATACTTGGCTGCTTATGCAGACTCTAGCACAGCAGCAATTAATAACACTACTGCACCTCCCTGGTTTGTACGACTAGAGGCTTATCAAAACGGTTCCGATAGCCAGCGGCCTTGTGTGGGGCACTTCTTAGATAACGGATCAACTATCACCGCCGACTGGGTAACTGTAGGTGGTAACGGTATAAGCGTTCGTCCTTACAGATGGCATCATCTAGCATTCACCAGGGAATACGCAAATTCTCCTACAAATACTCTATTTAATTATAGACTTTTTATTGACGGCGAACTAGTAGGCACTGCCCTAAACCGGCCGTTAACAGGGCTTACAGGGTCACCGTCTGCTAATATGACATGTATGCTAGGCACCGGTCCCAATCGTGATAATCCTTTTGTAGGAATCATTCGAGGTCTTGGTCTTTGGAATGTGCAACTCCCTAACGCAGACATAGCTAAGATTTACGACCTAGGACGGGGGGCTTTGTAATATGCTTTTTGATTTATCCGGTGTAGTAGCTGCTCTGGCTGATCAGAACGCTCTGACTGTTGAACGTCAAGACGCACCGACAGCCGTCGACCCTGCGACCGGGCGAATCGCCGGGGAACCTTCTACTACATCTTTCACTATTAATGCCCTAGTGCACCCTGTAGCGGGTAAGAAACTAGAACAGTTAATGGATAGATTCGAAGATGTGACGGAGGCGATCCGCTTACACACTACCACCGAACTTCGCATAGGCACGGAAGAGAACGGACTATTAACGGATAGAGTAATTTACAACACAAAAAAGTTTGACATAACGGAAGATAATGATTTTTCTTCTATAGCAGGCTTTTTCAAATACATAGCTGTCCGCCGCAATAGAGGTACCTAATGCCTTTTGTAGTCGATAGGGTTGCGTTTGAGGGTGTGGTAAGAGCTTGGCTGATAGACGCCACGGGTATACCAGGGGAGCGAGTTCTATTCGGAAATCAGAACATCAAACAACCGGCGTATCCTTACATCTCTATTAACTACCTATCAAACTTTGTTGCTCACCCTGGTGAGATGTTCGAAAGACCTACAATTGAAAGTGTGGTAGATCAGAATCAGACTATTGATTTTACCATCCCTAGTGTGCAGGTAGGCCAAGTTTACAGTCTAACTATAAATGAAGTACAATCTACTAGAGTAGCACTAGTAGGTGACACTGCCACAATCATACGTGATGACTTGCTAGGGCAACTCACTACAGCCCCCGGTGTGACTCTCGCAAGTCAAGGTGTTGATGCAATACGTGCAGTAAACTCTGCGGCAGGGCAACCACTCGATTTTACTATAACAAGTAATATAAACTTGAATGAGGTAGTCGGCACTAACTTAGAGACAATTGTTCATAGACGTGCTGTAGAATTGAATATACAGATTAGACAACTAGTAAATGCATCCTTGCTTTCTGTCCCGCCTACTCCGTCTCTAGAGTCTAATGACATGATGACTACCGCCATGGACGAGTTAACTGCTGATGACGTGAGGGAGTCTTTTTACACTAATGATGTAGGAATCGGGAATGTAACCAACGATACTATCGTTGGCGCAATTGATTCAAGAAAGACTATAAATAGATCATCCGCTACTTTTCAATTTTTTGTGTTTTCAAGATCTACTAGACAACGCACCGGGATGCGCGAAGCTATACCCGCATATACAGTTTAGGATTCAACATGACTACGTTCAACGAAACTTTTGACATTACCATTAAACGTGAAACAGGCGGGGTACCTGTCGCCGCTCTAGATGCTTTTATGCACCTAGGTGTTTCGCAACGCTCACCCTTTAAAGTTGCGAAATACGCTAATATCGATGAAGTTGCTAGCGTATACGCCACTACAGATCCGGAGTATATTGCAGCGAATACTTTTTTCAGTTCAGACCCACGCCCTAACGCTATTCGTATTGGCAGCAGAGCAGGCACAGTTACAATTACGCCAACGGCAGTCAACAACTTTGATTACACATTTACGATTACGTTAGATTCTGTCGTCACGAATATCTCATTCACTAGCGATAGCGATGCTACAGAAGCCGAGATTACAGCAGCTCTCCAAACACAAATTGATGCGATTAGTGGCATCACTGCTACAGATAATACCACAGATGTTTCGTATGTAGTGGATGCCGCGGGTGCTGTAGCTGGTATCACTAACGTAAGTGAGAATCTAGCGATCACATTCACACCTACAGAAACTATTACGGACGCATTGACTAGGTGTCTCGATCCTTCTGTAGGTGGTGATTCTACGATTTACGCTTTCTCGATTCATTCACGCGCGGAAGCTGATCAGCTCTTGGCCGCTTCATTCGTAGCGTCTAGGCGTATGTTGTTCTTTTATCAGACCTCTGATCCTGATGCTCTATTGTCTGGTAATAATGATATCGGAGAGCAGCTTCAAGCACTCAACAACGCCAGGGCTTTTGGCATCTATTACCCTACGGATACAGTTTACGCGGACGCTGCCGCAGCCGCTGATCTAGTTGCACGTACCCCCGGAAGTATGACGTTGAAATGGAAACCACTAGAAGAAGTCCCGGTTACAAACCTATCTAGCACCGCCATTTCGAATTTAGAAACTAAGAATCTAAACTATTACATTAGATTCGAGAATTCTAAAAACATCCTTTCGCAGGGTGTGACAGCTTCCGGTGAATTTGTTTACGTCATCAGAAATCTCGACTATGTTCAATACAATATGCAACTAGCGCTACTTGACCTAGTAACTTCAGTAGATATCGTAGGAATAGACGCGGGCGGTAAGACTCAACTACAAAGCGTCTTCGGTGCACAGTTGCAGCAAGCGGTTACATTAGGAATTGCTGTAAATAATGAAAATGTGTTTCTTAACATTCCTGATCCTTCGGAGCTATCCGTAGCGGATAGAAAAGCGGGAAGATGGACGGGGATCACGTTTGGCTTTGATGTGAAGTTCGCGGTGCACTTTGTCAAGGCGGAAGGCAAGGCCACCGTTTAAGGAATAAAATAAGATGGCTGCAAAACTATACAATCCTAAAGAAGTCAACATCGTATACCGAGGTCATGTGATCGAAGGCCCGTTTGCTGCTGATACGATGGTATCAATTGCATACAGTGAACAGCAGTTTTCGCTAGCAATGGGTGCGAAAGGAGGCGGTACGCGCTCCAATACTAATAACCTATCTGCTACTATTACTGTTACCCTGGCGCAATCTAGTCCAAGTAATGACGTACTTGGAGATTTCACGTTGGAAGATGTTAGGGATTCCAAAGGCATCCCGGGCTCCCTTGCTGTGCAAGATGCAAGCGGTACAGGACTATTTAACGCTGAAACCGCTTGGGTACAGCAAATTACGCCTGTTGAATACAACCGAGAAACTAGTGATCGTACTTGGGTATTTGAGACGGACGAGTTGATTCCTGATAAAATTGGTAGCAATACTGGACCTTAAGGTATAATTATGGAGCTGTACAACCCGAGAGAAGTAACTATGGTAGTAGGGGGTATATTAATTGAAGGACCTTTTGCTACGGATACTATGGTGCAAATCGGTTCTCTTGGGAAACGTAACGTGCTCCGTAAAGGTATACTAGGAAAACACACCAGGGTTCATACCGGGGATTCGTCGGGCTTTGTTAGATTCATATTGAAACAGCAAAGCCCGTCAAATCAAAAACTACTTGCTTTGATGTTAGCAGATGAGGTATCAAAGGTAGGGGTACCTTACCCGGTAGTAGTACGTGATGCGAATGGTACTAGTTTGCATACACTACCTACCTGCTTTTTTGATAATGTTCCAGATAATAGTTTTGGTAAGCTTGCAAGTGATAGGGTCTGGGCCCTTACGTGCAACGCTTTGATTCCATCTTAAACACAATTGACAGGGGGCCAAAATGTCAAAACGCCATGAAATTACAATAGCGGATACTTCCTACTCATTCGAAATAATGCCGATGAAATCGTCTGTCGATGTCTTATGTGATTTGACTGAGATGTTTGGAGAGACGGCTATTCGTGCCGTTGTTGATAATGAGCTAATCTTGAACGCAGTACTACTAAAGTTTTTTGAAAACGCTAGTGACGAGGTTCAAGAGACATCATCCGACGATGCAGACCTGGGTCGTATAGATATTGCAAAAATAGTCGCCAAGTTCGTTGCGGACAATATCACACTAGCTGCACAAGCCATTAGCGGCGACCGTTTGTTCAAGGCTTTTGCCGCCATGTTGCCTGGTCTAATGATAAACGGGCAGGTGATTTCAAAAGATAACCTTGATAATTTTTTATCTGTTCACTTTGCTGGGAAGTTCGGAGCTTTTCGAAAGCTACTTGTTTTCGCGCTTGTTAGGAATTACCGTAATTTTTTCGAAGAAGGCTCGTTCCTGTAAAGGAAACGAGCCAGCAAGTACGTCATGACGAGAACGGGCTACCTATAAATCCTAAGAAGAAAAAAGATTTAAAGGGGCCCGTGAACTTCTCTGCTAGAAAAATGCTATACCTAAATCTGATTATGAATAAAGTGGTATCTTATACAGAAATCACTACATCATTAACGCTAGATGATGGTATGGATATTATAGAAGCGATGCAGTTAAAGGCCGTCGCGCAAGGCGATCTTGTGTGGGACGAAGGGAGTGATTGATTATGGCTACAGATAGCGAGATTGTAAAAGAATTAATCACTCTTTTGACCTTCAAAGTAACAGGTCAAAAAGCCATAGAGAAGTATGAAAAAAGCATTAAAAACACACAAAAGAAACTAGAAAGACTTAACGAAAAAGCAAGCAAGGCTGGTGTTGAAGCCTTTAAAAAGTACTCAAAACAGGTAAGCGAAGTAACCGGAGCCCTGCAAAAGCTAGGACTAGCAGTAGTTGGGACTACGGGTGGTATCCTGGCGCTTGTGAAAAAGATATCTGTATCTGGTGACACAGTTGCTAAAAATGCTAGGCGTTACGGTATAGCTGCGGATGAAATGCAAAAGCTGCAATTCGCAGCTAAACGCAGTTCGGTTCCTATAGAGTCTTTGAATCTAGCTTTCAAGAACCAGGCGCGGTTCTTGAAAGACGCAGAGACTACGGGGGTTACGCCTTTCACTCAAGCACTAGATGAGCTAGGTATACAAGTCTCTGACCTACAAAATATGACCGCATCGGAAAGGTTCGGTTTAATAGGTGAAAGACTAAAAACTATACAAGACCCCGCAAGACGTACTGCCCTGGCTATGCGTACAGTCGGAGAAGAGGCGGGGCCGCGCCTTACTCCTTTACTACTAGAGGGACGTAAAGGGTTAAAGGCTTTAGGCAACGAAGCTGAAAAGCTGGGCCTTGTCATGGACAAGAAAGCCTTAGCCGCTTCCGAACGTTTGGAAGATAGCTTCACAAACGCTACTGCACGCGCAAAAGGTTTCGCCCAACGAATAGCCGTGGGGCTTTTCCCTGTAGTAGAAAAACAAATAAACCAGTTTGAAAACTTTGTTGAAATAAACAAAGAAATAGTCGATCAACATATTAATGACGCGATCGAGCTATTAGGGGAAGCATTCAAAGAATCTACAGAGTTAGGTAAAAGTTTTCTTGATTCTATAAGAAAACTGTCTGTTACATTCGGTAGTCTAGGAAATGTAGTCAAACTTGCTATAGGAGCTTTTGCGGGTTTTAAAGCTATGCTTTTTGCAATAGCTAACCCTATGGGTGCTCTACTAACTGCAACGACTGCACTAGGTTTCTACCTTGGTCATGCTTTTGTCACTAATACGGACAAGGCGAGGGAGTCGACTCGTCTACTCAAGGAAGAGACCGAACAACTTCGTCTTGCTCAAAAACGATTAAGAGACCAAGAAAATAGAAACAAAGAACTAAGGGACGATATCGAAGAATCTGAAAAGAAATTTCAAGAAAAGTTACGTAGGCGTGTGGAAGGCTTCGACCCTGCTATATTAGATAAAAGCTCTGGGACAGGTTTGCCGTCTGAAACTACTGAAGCTTTGACGAAAAAGATCAATGATAGAACCTTGGCGTTTGCAGAAAAAGAGCGTAGGCGTGTCATAAGCAAAGCTAGGAAAGCAGGTGTAACATCTGAAAGAGCCGAACTGTTAGGCTCCCAAGCTGCGCAAAGGGTTCTAGGCTTTGCCTCGTCTAGAGGAGGTTTACGGAATCTTAGACGAGCGGCTAGTGAAGGCCTATTTGCGGAAGGTTCATCGTCCGGGAAGGCTATTGATGCGCTGCTACGTCAGCAACTTTCAAAAAGTAACCGATTCGTGAAAGGGGCAGGGGGCGCGCGCAAAGAGGAAAAAGAAGAATTACCATTCGGACAGGTGGAGCGTGTACATCCTTTGACAGGCCAAAAACTTGTCATGTCAAAAGAACGTGCTTTTGTATTCGACGCGATTGTGTCTAAAGCCAACGCAGCTTCCGAAGATGCGATTAAAAACGCATTTCAAGCTTTGATCAAAAGTGGCAAAGATGTAGGAGAAGCTACACGCATAGCTGAATCCGAGGGACAACGTATTCGTGAGCAACAATTGCAGCAACTTAACACCGGACAAAGTGACCCATTCGGTGATCGCCAGGATTTGCTAGCAACTCTGTCGGGCGGTCGTCTCACCACTGAAAAGTTCGGCATGGCAGAAAAGCCAGGGTTCGGCGCGCAAATTGTAAACTTCAATGTGGACTATAAGCCCGTGTTTGATACCGACGTGAACATCGGCAGTCTTGGCGAGGCTTCTCTTGACGAAGTCAAGGCAGTGATGCAGGAAGAAGTCGTAGAAAAAATCGATACTATGATCCGAATTTCTCTACGTCAATCTGTCCCGCAAGTGGAGGTCTAGAGTATGGTAGGCTTAGCGGGGCTTTTCGTGCAAGATAACAAAATTGAATCTATCAATATCGATTGCACGATTAGAGAAGATCATAGTGTATCTTGTATAATTCCGAAACACCCTGGTGCAAATGCCCAAGACTTAGCTGATCAGATCAAACGGCAGTCTCGCGAAGTACGTTTACAAGGTATCATAACTAAAAAACCTCTAGCTATTACAAGTCTTTTAAAACCACAATACGATACTGCTTTCAACAAATTGCAAGAGTTTGTTGATAAAGAGCAGCCCATTACATTGTTAACTTCTTTCAAGCAATATGTAGGTGTGGGGATTAAAAGCTTGACAATCACACGTGATCCTGATACAGGTTTTGCAGTAGCTTTTAACATTACCTGCACGGAAATGATCACGCCGCAGCGCGCTAGTACTTTGGCGCAATCAGTGGCTGACCAGTTAGCTGATGATTTAAACGCAGGTTCGCAATCTGCAATCACAGTAAATGACCCTAGTGCTCTACCTACTACAGGTTAAACATCATGCCAGAATTCTTGCCTGTATTTGATAGAGGAGTATTTTCATACCCTATCGCTCTAAGTCTCGAGCAAACTGTGACGTTGCGTTTTATGTACAACGTAATCAGCAAAGCTTGGTACATGGATGTACTCAACGCTACAGATAGAACGCCTATCATAGGTTCCATCAAAGTTGTGTACGGCATCGATTTATTCGGGCCCTTTCAGCACCTAGTTAAGGGGCAGCTTATCGCAAGACCTTCAAAAGATTTTGATGATGATGATAAACCTAAACGAGAATCTTTTTCTGAGAATGCCCTGATTATAGAGTACATCGCCAATGCCGTTTAGTAGAAAAGTTTTTGTCAAGATCGACGGGGTACCGCAATTTGATCAGTTGCGTGTAAGCTTTAATATACACAAATCTTTAACCCCTAATATTAACACGGCGTCCATAACCGTGTACAATCTAGACAAGGCCACTAGACGATCCTTGATTGATGACTCCACTCATAAGATTGAACTATTTGCAGGGTACGAGCAAGCTACTCGCATATTTGTAGGTAACACTTTTGATGTACGTTCAAGTGCGCCAGGGGGTGATACTGTCACAAGAATCCAATGCGGTGACGGGGATGAAGCGCGAGAACTTGTAACCAATGAGTCGTTCGGCCCACAAATCTCGCCCCTTGATATTGTACGCACCCTGGCGAGTAATTTACAAAAAGCCGGCGTAGGTATCGGGAACTTGAATCAAGCAATAGCCGAAGGTAGGTTTTCGGCACAGTCGCAATTTGCAGCTTTCAAGAATGGCTACGCTACTAGCTCCCAGACTATCCAAGCTTTGACCGTTATTTTGCGAGGGTTCGGGCTAGGATGGACAATTCAAGATAATGAGATATTAATATTAGAACCGGCGGGTGTTTTGCGAGAACCTCCTATAGTATTAAAAGAGGCTCTTCTGAGCGATGGCACATTTAGAGTAGATAACAAAACTGTATTAGCTAAGACGTTTATTGACTCTAGGATCCGTCCGGGTATAATAGCAGCAATAGATTATCCTGCGGAAGAGTTGAGCTTGCAAGGTCGATGTAATGTTGTAAGGTATGTAGGGGATAATTGGGGGCAAGCCTGGTACACTATAGCCGAAGTACAGGATATAAGTACTTTAGAAAAGTTTGACTATATACCGTTGCAGTCATGAGCCAAAGAATACCAGAATTAAGAGAGGCGATAAGCACAGAGATCACACGTGTGCTTTTGGATTTGCACACTTGCGCACCGGGGTTTATCAACTCCTACCAGAATGGGATAGCTACTGCGCAACCGTCTATCAAACGTAAGTTCTATAGAGACACTGAATACGTAGACTTGCCTTCGATCGTAGAAGCGCCGGTATTTGTGTATGGTGGCGCTGGCTTCACTATCGAAGTCACACCGCAAGTAGGCGACCCTTGTTTAATTCTTTTTAGTGAGCGCAGTCTAGAGAACTGGACCAAAGGAAGCGCCACTAGTACAGTGGAGCCGGGGGATCGGCGAAGACATCACATATCAGACGGTATGATCCTGCCTTTACAGAGCCGCAGTAACACAAGTCCGACGGTCCGTATACAAATCACAGCAACGGGTGATGTAAACATTACAGGCACTGCGCAAGTAAACATAGACGCGCCGCAAGTCAACCTAGGTGATACTCCTCTAGAAAATGTTGTCACGGATACACGTTTGAATACTTTTCTACAAACACTCTTCGGTGCCGCTGTTGTTGTACCCAACGACGGAGGCGCTGCATTCAAAGCAAATCTTGTAAGTATATTACAAGGCGTAGGGAATACATTACCTGCTCCTGTACCTGTGCCACCGCTTCCTTCCCCTGGTAGTGTAAAAGTGAGAGCGGAATAATGCCTATCAAAAAAGATTTATCTATAGATCTTTCCGGTGATATGGTAATCAAGGACGGCGACTGGGCTTTAAAGACTGGTAACGAAGTTACTGTACAAAATCTAAATCTCGCATTAAGCATTGTACAGGGGGAGCTGGTCTATGATACTAGTATAGGCGTTCCGTATCTTGACGAGAGGTTCGCGGATAACCCTGAAGAAGAGTTTATCATTGGTGCTATATTTGCTACTGTGACCCAGCTACCTAACATTGACAGAGTACTAGATATTACATTAAACACCTCAGAACTGAATAAGGGCAAACTTACTTATAACGTAGACGTAGTGCTGACAGACTTGGAAGCACCAACTACGCTAACTGTTGCAGTACCACTAGGATAACTACTATGCCTTTCGGATTAGACGCAAATGGCCTAACTATCCCTACGTTTCGTGAAATACGCGAGGATCTTATTGCGAAACTTCAAGCCTCTCCTTTGGGGGAAAGTAACTCATACGATGATGATCAAGCTGTATTTGGTATACTTATCAACATCGTCTCAGAGGTTACCAAAGACGTGTGGGATGATTTACAAGATGTATATGCGTCGGCTTACCTAGGAGCTAGCGGGGTCTCACTTGATAACGTATTGAATATAACAGGATCAGCTAGACTAGATCAAGCACAGTCTACTATATCTGTGCAACTAAGCGGTACCCCTGGTACGGTATTAGTGGCTAATAGACAGTTCGAAGTGGACAGCACAAAAGAGCGTTGGACAATACCAGAAGAAGTAACATTAGACGCCACTACAGGATTAGCAAATGTTAATGCTGTAAGTGTAAATTTTGGGCCGATTCAGGGACTTGTATCTGATACATATACTATTGTAACAGCAGTTAACGGGTGGAATAGTGTTACAGCATTAGAGAATGCGAACAAAGGAAGGTTGACCCAAACGGATGCACAGGCTCGAGAACGCCAGCAAAACCTTTTAGCACAAAAAGGTAACGCCACTTTCGAAGCGTTACAAGCAGATCTTTTGCTACTAGAAGGCGTAGATAGTGCTAGAGTACGATTCAACGACGAGAATTTCCAAGTCGGAGATTTAGAACCTAAGTCTTTCGAAGCGGTAGTTAAAGGCGGTACGGAGGCCGATATCGTCGAAACTGTATGGAACAATAAACCGCTAGGAGCAAAGGCTATAGGAGACCTATCGGCAGTCTACATAGACAGCACAAAGACCGAGCGCACCATAAAATATAGCCGGCCTACAGACCGAGCTATAGAAGTAGTACTCACGGGCACCAAAGATAACACAACCTTTCCTATTGACGGTAACGCCCAGATCAGCGCGGCTATTGTAAATTATATAGAGACTCTAAGCATAGCCGATGATGTCATAGCGCTACAAATACTCACAGCCGCGATCAAAGCTGTACCAGAAGCTAGTATCCTAACTCTAGCAGTTGCTATCGATTTTTTAGGTGGTACTCCGGCAAACCAGAATTTGATCATATCGGACAAAGAGCAAGCTGTAGTGTCCCCTGGCGATATATCAATATCCATTGTGTAAGAAGTTATGGCTGATCAAGATACCTTCCAAGGCCAAGACGGCTTACTAGACTCTGGTAGATGGGACGATAATGAGGTTGGCCTACATACTTTGACGTTCGACTATGGAGGGCTTGTTAGACGTGCGGTCGAACGCTTACCTAGTAAACTACAGCAACCCTTACTATCTTGTTTTGTAGCTATTCTTGCAACACCATTTCAAGAGATTAAAGATGCTCTCGCGGAGATCCGTTACAAAACAAGACTTGAAAATGCTGTTGGTGTTCAGTTAGACAACATAGGCACTATAGTAGACCTGCCTAGAAACGGTCTGAATGATGAACAGTATAGACTTTTTCTTAAGGTAAGAGTTCTAGTATTAGCAAGCGATGGCACATTTGAAGTTGTTGCAGCTATAATGAATACACTTTTTGGTTCTGACAATTTCCAGATTATTGAAGACTTCCCGCTAGGTTTTATTATCATAGATACAAGCGGCACATCTATAGGTTTACGGCAATTTATTGTAAACATTCTCCGTGGTATGCCGGCTTTGGCTGTAAAATTTTCTACATGGTACGGACCTATTAACGGCTTACCTTTTGGGTTTGAAGGTACGCCAGGGGCGGCGGGGTGGGACGAGGGTGTCTGGTTAGAGGAATACGAATAAGGTTAAGATATGACGAATTTTAATAAAGACCGGCAAGCACTTGCACGATACGCCCAAAGCCTTGAGAGCTCGGGTAGTCCTGATTTCACTTCGCTGGATAGCGCACAGTATAGAGCGGGTTGGTCCGCAGGTTTTCCGCCTAGAGGACGCGCCAACGCTCTTGACAATCAGCAGGATAGACAACTCCAATATCTTGACGTGAGCAGACCTGTTACTACAGAGCTACTCACGGCTACGTCATACGTGCAAACGGGGCTAGTAGTCACGGAATCCTCACCCCTCACGGGTACTATGTCGCCCGGTACTATGTACATAGGTGGGGAGCGTTTCGAATTCCTACAAACAGATTTAGATGCAAGAGGTGACAACGCCCATCTATACCCCGCTAGTTCTGACACATATATATTTTTTGATCCTTCCGCGAATGCTTTTAGATACGCGTCCGTGGGTAATGGAGCTACAGCGCCGACGGCTAACCCTGGCGAGACTCTAATAAAAAAGGTTATCACGAATGCAACTGTGATAACCTCTGAGACTATCGAACTAGAGCATGGAACTACCCCGCGGTTGTTCGATGTATATCATAGTACAGGTGTGATATTTGAATCCAACCCGGTGGTTGAAAAAATTACACCCACCTTTACATTGCGTAGGACAGATGTCACACAAAACGCGCAGATATACCTAGAAACTGACAGTAATGACCGTGTGCGTCTGCAACTGGCTGACCGCGGTGTTGGTATTAATACGCAACAATTTCATATATCAGTAGACAATAGCATTATAGCTTTCTTTGAAAAGGATCTAGTAACGGGTTTTGACGCTTTTCGGTTGACTGCGCCGTTTAAACTTAACGGTTGGGCAAACCCTGGACCTTCGATGTGGGGTGGCAACGGAGGCGCTCCGACATCATCAGCCGCAACTAGTGAAGGAGACATAGGAGTAAGGGGCGGAGTAGACCCAAAACATGCTCCGCTTTATAGAGAAGTAAGCGGAGCGTTTCGGCAACTAGATTTTGCAGGTGCGGCGTTTGGCGATGCCAGTGACCCAGATCTTGATATTACAAACGGCACTATTACGCTAGCGCGTAATATGTATTATAACAATCTAACTATTCGAAGCCTAGGGGTGTTGCGTACGAATTGCTATAAGCTGTTCGTGAGCGGAAAAATCCTGATCGAGGCCGGTGGTATTTTAGAAGTTATAGCCGAGAACGGAGCCGACGGACTAAGCGGCGGGGGTAATGTGCAAGCTCCCGCGCCTGATCCTGGTACTTTAAAAAAGGGTATTCGGGGAGCGCCGGGAGGTGGCATTGGTCAAAACGGTTTTACTACATTTTTAGGATCTACTTTGGCATCGGGAGGTAGTGGAGGCGCTGCGGGGAATGGTGACGCCGGGGGAACCGTAGGCGGCTCTAGTGAGCCATGGAATCATAACCCAGATCGGCAATACCCCGCAGTTATTAACCTTACTACGCCAAACGCAAATACAGACACTGTTGATTTTCTGCATGGTGGAGTAGGGGGTTCAGGAG